TATCCATTTCCACCGAAGATCAATACTATTTAAAACGTGTCCATGCTTTTTGTATATGTGAGAAATACATCATAACTAAAAGCGTGGACACAGCTTTTAGTCTCTAACGACTACTTCCCCTCGCATGATCTTGACCATCAAATCTTTATCACGAGATTTTGCTACATCCGCTGTGGACAGTACTTTCGGTTGTGTTCCCGTGGCTCTACCTGATGTGCTTTGTGGTGCTGAACCAGAACCTTCAGGCATGTTTGCTAGGAATAGCCGCGATGCTGTGGGATCCTTGTGTAGCGTCGCTAGGAATGCCGCAGGACTCTCGAAGTCCGAGACCGCGGGAGTTCCCGACGCTTCATCGAGTGCGAATTTGTCGCCATATCCTTTCCAGAATAGGTCGAATGCAGCAGGATCTCCCTTCACGCCTGAAGTGTCTTGGGCTGTAAACGCCTGGTTTACAAGGCTTTTGAGCTTTTCTTGTTTGTATCCACTGGACAGGCTTTCATATTCAGCTTTAGCTTTGGCTAAGTCGGTAGCCAGCTTCTCAGCTCGCTTGCGTTCGACTTCAAGTGCTTGGTTTACAGGGGTTACAGCCTCTTGAATTTTGATTGGTAGCAGGCTTTCGTATGCACCTTTTTCCTCTAATCTCTTTGCTTCAGCAGCAGCGATCGCATCGTCCTGCTGCTTTTTGTAGGATTTCAGCGCCTTTAGTTCATCTTTCTGCGCGTTGAAAAGCTCTAGTAGCTTTTCCGGGTTGCGAACTCCAGAAACTCCTTGGTTTACAAGGGTTTCCTGTTCTTGTGTCGCGCCGTCTGATTTAATCTCAGGTTGCTCCAAACTTTCTGTCATCATGGTTGTTTTGATACAATAGTACGTATACAAACTATTGTATCAATAACCACGAAACGCTTGGTTTACAGGGCTTACAAGGCAAATGGCTTATTCTACAGGTTTTACAGGACTTACACTACGAATGGCTTATTTTACAGCTAGTGACGAAATTAGAACTCTGAAGTATCTTGGCTATCCGAATAACCCAGGTAGCTTGAACCAGCTTAGGAGCCTACAACAGGCTGCTTACAATACTCACGGCGATGCGATCGTTGTAGCGGTCGAGTCTATCCTCACCGAATTGGACAATCTAGAGACGATCGAAGGGACGTTTGCCACAGACACTAACTCGTCTCTTATCAAGGCTGATGTACTCGAGTGGAACCCCGTTGCGAGGCAGGCAAACTTGGAGAAACGCCGGCAGAGGCTTGTAAATCAGTTGTCTACGATATTCTCCATGCAAGTTTTTGTTAGTTACGGATCCACACCGGTTTACAGGGGTTAGAGACACATGCCAAACCCATTCACTCCCTTTGCAAACAGCGTATTCACGTTTAATACATTTGACCTAACGCAGCCTAGTACCACTGATAGTGCTGGCAATCTAATTCCCGCCAAGGTGCCAGCCACATTCGCTGCGTTCATGAGACCTTTTTCTCCCAAATATCCAGAATTTAATTTTGCACCGGGGGATGTAAACAATAAAACTTATCTAAAAGGATTTGTTTGCGGTTTGGGTAAGACGCCGTCTGGAATCAATCCAGGCGATCGCTCAATCTATGCGAAATACCGAGATCAGGAAGGCACTGCTATTTTTTCATTGAACCTCGCCAGTTCGGTCAGGGCGGATTTAATTACAGGTGATCAAATAGTCGTCGTCTTCGAGGTTTTGGGAGGGCAATAGTGTGTCGGATTATATTGTCAGCATTAATGTTACTCCAGAAGAATTGGCTTATGGAGTTCAGCCTATATTTGAGAAGGTTTGTGAAGCCATAGACGATGAGTTTCGTGTAACACTCGACAGTCCCGTCTTTGCCTGGAATTCTGTTACCAAGCGTAAAAATGGGGAGATTGTCAGCGATCCTCGAAATGCGATCGACCTTGGTGGTTTACGGGAATCACAGACATTATCGTTCTTGCCGCAACCCGGATTGGCGGTGATAGAGTGGTGTGTACCGTACGCAGAAGTTGAATTCGATCATTCCACTGTGGATCTAGTTGATTTCACACTATCAAGGTTGAGAGTATGACGCCATTAGAGCTGAGAGATCAACTTATCCAGATCTTAGGAGGATTGATAGGAATCTATTCGGTCAAAGGTGGCAGGACTTATCAGGCGATTTGGATTAGCCCCCCGATTGTAGATCCAAGTTACGTTGTGAGTGGGCTGCAAGTCTTGGTTTACAAGGCTCCTGAGGTTCAGAAAATTATTCCGCTGACCGGAGATAAGCTGAAACGAATTTGGTGGACGGTTGACCTAATCCAGTACGATACCACTCAGTCGGTTAGACCTGCTTTAGAAGCAATCGAGAATTTCTATCCGGTAACGGTTAGTCGTACGACTCCTCAAACTCGTACTGATTACGAACAAGCGCGAATCACAATCTACGATCCTCAGTTTACAGGAGTTTCAGGGGTGATCAAGAATCAGTTTGTATCGGAATCAGCATTGAGTGCTTCCAGCTTCATTGACTCCTTCGGAGTAAATACTCACCTAAGGTATCTGGATACTACTTACGCAAACTACGATTCGATAATCAAGCCTCGGCTGACTGAGATAGGAATTAAGCACATCCGAGACACCGTGGTGCTGACTGATGCGATAGCGATCTCTAGGGTCAATGATTTACATACCAGTAATGGTATCAAGTCTACCTTGATGTTCGATCCACGAAATATAAGTGTTTCTGATGTGCCGGCGGCGATAGCTACCGTTTCATCAGCGGTAGAAAGTATAGAAAGTGCTAATGAGTGGGATCTTGCTGGCGATGCCACCTATAAAGGGCAGACTTTCCCAGCAGGTCTATTGCTCTGGCATCAAGATCTGCATGATACTCTTCAAACTGCCTATCCAGGATTGCCATTGCTAGCGCCTTCAATGGCATATGCCGCTGCAGGTAGCAAAATCGGGTCTGTTGCCAGCGACTACGGGAATATGCATAGTTACTCGTATGACGGCTATCCTGCTGGGGGTGGTCTGAGTGATCAGATCCTTGCCGCTCAATTAATTTCACCCGGGAAGCAAGTAATTTCTACCGAAACTGGCTGGCAGAACTCAACAAATCCATATCACCTATCAGAAGTTGCGGCAGCCAAGTATGCGACACGAGTATTCCCTTTGTATTTCAGCAAGGGAATCAAGAGAGCATATCTATACGAATTCATCGATGAACGAAATAATTCTTCGGACGGAGAATCCTGCTTCGGAATGCTCAAGTATGATGGCACTCCTAAGCAATCTTTCACGGCGATTAAAAATATGATCGCAATCCTGGGCGACTCTGGTAGCACTACGATCAAGAGCGTATCATTCTCTCTTTCAAGCGCTTCGAGTAACGTTTCGAGTAACGTTAATCACATAATCTTGCAGAAAATTAGTGGTAGAATATACTTCCTAATTTGGAATGAAGTATCATCGTACAATATATCTTCTTCTAGTGATATTACTAATACTGATGTTTTGGCTAACTTGACACTTGGAAGTGTATTCTCTACGGCTAATACCTATCTTCCGTTGGTTTCTAGCTCTATTCAATCTTCTCAGATTCAGCCAACCTCGTTATCGTTGTCAGTGCCGGATCATTTATTGATTGTTGAGCTTATACCGTAAATCTCTGATATTAGGAGGTTGAGTGAATTTAATTATTTGTTTAATGGTTTTTCTGCTACTCTCTTGCGTTCTTTCTGTCTTGGTTGGGGCTCTAGCGGGATACGCGATCGCCATGGCTGAAGCCCGCAAAATGGAACTCGAAAGACTGAGGCTCACCATCCAGTATTACACTGAGGATGATGAGCCTGTAAGTTAATTGATTTTTTTATTCTAGCAAGTTTGATCTACTAAACAATTCCTCCTGTGTTCCGTTTGTAGTAATTGATGTCTTCCTCAAGGAGTGAGACCTCGCTCTTTAAAGTTCCAATTTCGCGCTCCAAGGAGAGAATTATGCTTTCATGTTTGTCTACACTGGACTCAAGGGACTGACAACGATAAGCCAGTGGCGCGAGTTCGGCTACTAGATCACCCTGTTTTTTTCTCAGGATTTCTACCGTCCTGAGAAGTTCTTCATTTTCATTTCTCAGCTCGTCCATATTTGATCCTACATCTTATCAGTCGTTGACGTGAGTGTCAACGAGATTCAAAAAAGTTATTCTTCATCAAAATAGATGGGGAGAATACTACATGCTTCTTCCAGGCAGCAGTTCAATTCTACTGTCAGCCGATCATTCTCTGCTTTTAGGTAAGCTAGATCCTCTTTTAGGCTAGAGATCTCAGCTTTCAGGTTGAATATCTCGCTTATCACATCTCTTGGCGCTTCGTCCATTTTTTGTCTCCTTTTCTGTTTGGCTCCTATATACTAACAACCATCAACGTGATCGTCAAGAGATCCGGTAACAAAATTATCGACTTGCATGTGTTTGGCTACAATAAGAATAGTACGTACACAAACTATTGTGACTTTAACACTGCCACAAGGCTTAATCAATGAGATACGAAACCAGGCATACGCAAGCCCATATCACGAGATTTGTGGGTTTGTTTTGGATGATCGGATAGTTTATCCTTGTCAAAATATTTCAGATAATCCTAGCGAGTTTGCGGTGATCGGTGCGAATGATTTTGCGATCGCAGCTAGTAAAGGCGAGATCACACACCACTACCACTCGCACGTGAATGACAATCCTGAATTCAGTGTGGAAGATGTTAAAACTTGCAAATCTCAGCTCAGAATTCCCTGGATTCTCTGTCACGCGCCCACAGGTCATATTGAAATCTTTGATCCAAACAACAGACCTCCACTGATAGGTCGGCACTGGCGTTGGTCACACCAAAATTGTTACTCAATAGTACAGGATTACTACAAGGATTTAGGAATAGAACTGGAGGATTTTTACTTGGAGTCGCCGGAATCTTGGAAGACTAAGAGTGTTGGTTACCTAGAAAATATAGAATCGCAAGGGTTTGTACGCATAGAGAAAAGAGATCAAGTAAAGAATCACGATTTGGCGCTATTCTGGCTTGGGCGCACGGTAGCGCCAAACCATATCGCGGTAATCGTCGATGCGAGTCAGAACAAGATGTTGCATCATGTCGCGAATGCAATCAGTACTTATGCGGTTTTTTCTTGCGACAAAACTTTACACAGTGTTTGGAGACACCGAGAAATTCTATGATGACTCGCATCAAACTTTTGGGAAATCTCGGTAAGAGATTCGTGAGAGAGATTACGTTGGATATTGAATCCCCTGCTGAAGCGATCAGAGCTTTGGGTAGCCTATTCGACGGCTTTACAACATTCATGAATTCATCTGATAACCATTATCGGATTGTGGATGGAAAACCTGAAGGGTTGGATGAGGAGGAGCTTCATCGCAAGCATCGACAAAAGATAATCGTGATCGCGCCAATAATCGCTGCGAGTGGAGGCTTCGGGAAAATTATCCTGGGCGTCGTATTAATTGGTGCAGCATTTCTGATTCCTGGTGGGATCTTCGGGATCTCACCACTGGCGATGGGGCTGATGGGCGGTGCCCTTCTGCTATCAGGCATCTCTGAAATACTTTCACCAAAGCCTAAAGCAAAGAAAACAGATAGCTACGGCTTTGGAAATACAGCCGCACTTGGACAGCAGGGTAATCCGCTTGGCGTGGCTTACGGCACAATTATGATCGATTCTCCTATCGTGATAGCCGCAGCCAATCGCGTCGATGAGTTTTATGCCACAAATATTAATTCACCTATATAATTTCAACCAATGCGAAATATCACCGAACCTGAAGACGCAAGATTAATTGCACCACTAAAGTCCTCAGGGGGTGGTGGTGGTGGCAAAGGTGGTGGAGGATCTCAGCCCAGTGAGGACGCAAACTCTTTGCGGTCTATCGCTATCGCCAGTGTGCTCTACGCATTGTGTGAGGGTGAAATTGTTGGGGGTGCCACGGGAGATCTACGCACTTCAATTTATCTCAACGACACGGTAATCAATCGCCCAGACGGTACTGGAAACTTTCACGATTTCACGCTCGACTTTGCCCCGGGAACCCAATACCAAGGAGTTTTGGGAAACTTCACAGACGTCCAGTCCACATACCCCGTTGGGATCCAGATCACAGATCAGAGTGGTGCGATCGTAAGATCCTTTAGCGATCCGAACGCAGACTCCGTAGTTGTAACCCTGTCTACTCCTCAGCTCACTTCAGTGGATTCTAAGGGGAATATTCACGGATACCACGTCGATTTCACAATCGAATTATCAGCCAATGGTGGAAATTACGTTACAGTCGTTGCCGACTCAATTTCGGGAAAATGCACAACACCTTATCAGCGAAGCTATATCATCGGTCTCAGTGGCACTCCGCCTTATTCACTTCGAGTAACAAAAACAAGTCCTAACCCAACGACAAGCAAGATCCAAGCAGATCTGTATTGGGTGCAATACACTACAAGGATTAATACAGCTCTTTCTTATCCGAACACCGCTCTACTCGGATTATCTGTTAGAGCATCGGAATTCAAAGACATCCCTAAAGTTTCAATTCTGATCAAAGGATTGAAAATCCTTTATCCAGCAAATTACGATCCTGTATACCGGACATACACAGGGACTTGGGACGGTACTTTTACCTACGGCTGGACGGACAACCCAGCGTGGATCTTCTATGACATGCTCTCGAACAACCGTTACGGCTGCGGTAAACGAATATCAGTAAGCAATATAGATAAGTGGTCTTTGTATAAGATTGCCCAATACTGCGACGGTTGGGTTCCGAACGGATATGGATCTTACGAGCCAAGGTTCTTGTGTAATGTTTTTATAAATTCAAGACAAAAAGCTTATGATGTATTAAATAATCTGGCTTCAGTTTTCCGTGGGATGATTTTCTGGGGATCCGGGACTATATTATCTGTTCAAGATGCACCTGGAACCCCAGTACGCCTGTACACTGAAGCCAACGTGATTCAGCAGATTGATGATAAAGGACATGTAACAAAACCAACATTCACTTATGCCGGAACTTCAGCAAAAGCGCGGCATACGGTCGCCCTGGTAGACTACCTCGATCCTACAGACCGATATAAGAAAAAGACCGAGTACGTAGAAAATATCACAGGCTTGCTTCGTTACGGATACAGGGAAGTCAAAATCTCTGCATTCGCCTGTACGTCGAGATCTCAGGCAAGACGCGTCGGTCTGTGGGCGCTCTACACGGAACTTTACGAAACCGAGACCGTACAATTCAGTGTTGGTAGTGAAGGCTTGCTAGCGCGACCTGGTGAGTTGATCCTGATTGCAGATCCCCTGCGTGCGGGCGTTAGGATCGGTGGCAGGATCATAACCTCCAGTGGATTGAATACGATCAATCTCGATTCGAGTGTCACAATTGCTGCAAATACGACCTATCAATTGTCTTTCACGAACTCTACAGGACAATTTACTACGGTAAATGTTTTAAACACACCAGGAAATTACACATCCATAAGCACTTCTGGCTACACTGCTGAGCCAGTCGCGGGTGCAATCTGGACTTTATCGTCTACCACGTTGCAACCGCAACTATTCCGAGTAGTCTCTGTCTCCGAAAAGGGAGACGGAACTTACGATATTCTCGCTATTACTTCCAATCAAAGTAAATATAATTTTATTGAAGATGGGATGCCTCTGACTCCTGCGAAGATTACGCAGATGCCCAATTATCTACAGGTTCCAGTAGCGCCATCTGCGATAACTATTACTGAGAATCTCTATGTATCGATAGCTACAGTAACAACGAGAGTAAATATAGGCTTCCAGCCTTCTACTTCTCCCGGTGTTGTGCGGTATCAAGTAGAGTGCAAAGCTTGGGACGATCTTGGTGACTACGATGTACTTGGAAATACGGAGACTACCACATTTATTTGGCTCAACGCTTCTTCGGGAATTTATAGCTTCAGAGTGAAGGCTGTAAACAAGCTGGGAATTGAATCAGCTTACACTTACCTACAGAAAGAGATTTTAGGGCTAAATGTAATTCCTGCTACGGTCACTAATTTCATAATCAATCCTCTCAATGATCAATTACTTTTATCGTGGGATCTGAGCTCCGATTTAGCCGTGACTGTTGGCGGAAACTATATTATTCGATACAGTCCGACAATAGGCGGAACCGTAAACTGGAGTAGCTCTAGTGTTATCGCAACAATACCAGGATCCACTTCTTCAACGACACTTCCTTTGTACAACGGAACTTATTTGATCAAGGCTGTTGGTAGCACAGGGAAGCAAAGCTCAACAGCAGCGATCGCGACAACCAATTACAAATCTGTACTGTCGCTAAACAATATTGCAGTATTGCAAGAATCGCCAACCTTTCCAGGGATAAAAACGCACTGCTTTTTATCGGGTGTATTCTTGCAATTGTCGGACTCAACCTTCTTTGATTCACAATCTGGCAACTTCGATTCTCGAATCGGTAAATTCGGGGCAGCCAGTTTATCCTTCGATAACCAGGTTGGAAACTTTGATTCGCAGGCTGGCACGATCGATTCGATCGTAATGTTTTATCCTGTCGTTCCAAGTGGAACCTACACTTTCGCAAACTCCCTTGACCTGGGTGCAGTGTATACCTCAAGAGTCACCGCCACCTTTAGCTGCAAGTGCTTCAATCCCTCAGCTTTATTTGATTTTGCCACTGGAAACTTCGACTCTCAACCAGGAACCTTCGAGGGGACTGATACGGATGGTGCGGGCGCGTTGCTGCAAATAGCCACTTCACAGGATGGATCCACTTATTCTGCTTGGCAGAATATGGTGGCTGGAGATTATTCCGCGCGATCTTTTAAATTCCAAGTCTTGCTCACCAGTACAGATGTGAGCAAGAATGTTGACGTACTCAGCCTTTCCGTGACGATCGATATGCCAGATCGCGTCGAGGCCGGCATCATCACCACCTCAGCGGCAGCGGTTTCTAGCATCACTTATTCTTATCCGTATAAAGTAAATCCAGCGCTA